CCATAGCGACCTCTAGAGGCCATATTGTTTGCCAGACTAGGCAAACCACCTTGTGCATAGTTCATTACCCTACCTCCGTATCTAAAGGCCGCGCCTGCGCCGCCTGAATCGCTAGAATCTGCCCCGCCAGTAGCACTGCCATCACTGCTACTACTTGAACTACTACTTGAGTCATCATTACTTGGTGAATCACCGGGAGCATCATTAGCATCGACACCCACGGTAGCCTCAGTGCTGTACCCACCTACACCTCCACCACCTACACCTACACCAGCGGCAGCATCAACTGAATCGGTAGCGGCTTGGGCAGCGGCAACTGCCGCAGAAACGGCGGCATTATTTGCCGCATCATCTTGTTCTTGGTCCTGTACAGCAGCCAGTTGGCTCATCATTGCTTGACCTTGTTCCGCATCTTCGGCATCTTGCGCCGCAGCAACATCGACAGCCATTTGGGCTTGCTGGGCTTCTACTTCTGCTGCCGTCTTAGCCTCTGTTATTGGGGCTGGATCTTGCTTTGCGGTAAATGCGTTATAGGCATTGACCACGGCATTGACTACGCTAACCGGGGTGGGGGCAACCAAACTAATCACATCCATAGGAGTGATCGAAAGCGGACCAACTTGTGCCATAGGGGCGGTCAACCCGCCCATCGTAATGCCCCCAGACTGGAACCTCTGAACGGGCAGTGATGCTAAACCACCCCCAGCCATCATGGGGACGGGGGCCATATTTGGTCCAAAAGCATACTGAGGGGATGAGGAGGTGAATTGCATAGCGAGATTATCCTAGATTTGTCAAGTGGTGGCTAGTCATCGACTTATTTCTTCCCAGTCAAAGGAGGCGAGAATTGTGGAACTGTTGGTTGAGGCAGCGGCAATTAAGGACAGTTCATAGGGGGTGCCGGTCAGACCGTTGCGCTCTAGTTGGTTGGCAAACAAAGCCTGTTTCAGAATATCAATAGTGCTAGAGCCTTGATTTGAACCTTGTGTATACCCAGAAGCCAGTACCCTACCCCCGGCAAAAGAAGTTCCTGTGATGTTGTATTCAACCCCGGAGTCAGCGCCAGCGCTAACCCACGTACCACCCGTTGTCGTCCCAGAGGCCACGACCCGCCACTCATAGTTGACGTTGTTACTCAAGGCCAGAACTGAAATGGCAGACAAAATAACGATTGCGTCAAGCCTCGTAGTTTTAAGGCGCAAAGAGATAATTGGATAATAGGTCCCTGCTGTAGTTAAAGTTACCGGGGCTGTAATGTCAATACCAATAGTTTGCTGAAGCCCGCTTAGGGTATACCCACCCTCAGAAATAGCAGTAGAGCAAACCTGTTTAAGAGTACTACCGCTTGCTGTGCTGGCAGTATTGGCAATTTCATACCGCATAGGCAAGGAAGCCGTTGTAATGTAGGTCGTCGTTGTCAAGTTGGCGTGGTCAAAGTTATGCGCCGGAATAAAAACGCCACCAATAATAAAGCCTGTTCGCACCGTACCGAGACCTAGCCACTCAATATCCATGTACAGGATCTGAGACTTAGCCATATCCAAGGTTAATCCAGATGGGTTTGACGCCGATCCAGAGCCGTCTAGGGTATCTTGATTCCAGTTTGCCTGCGCTACCCGGGTGTTTGTTGGTGATCCAGTTACAAGACTGCGCTCCACCATATAAACCGTAGTGCCATCCCGTTCTACATAAAACCCGTTGTCTTGCCCGTAGTACCCAACCCGTTGCCGAAGGCCAGCCTTAGCCGCTCCCATAACAAACGTATTCATAACCAGCAGACTCTTACCGGGCTGATACGAAAATACCTTAGTAGTTTCCCTAATGACCTGATCACCGCTTGCGGTGCCAACGGTTAAGTTGACCAGACCTTCATTGGCAACAAAAGTAGAACTGGCGGTTCCGGTCAGTCCGGTTGACCAAAGGTTGTTATCTGAGTAACGATGAGAAGAATCAAATAAAGTAAACGGTTCGCTTACACGCACCCTTCCAAACGCATCTACGTTAGTGCCGCCAATTGATACTGGTAATGGGGTCATATTTCCCTCGCAAGCCGTTCCATTTAATATCCCTGCTACTAAGTTTTGAAAGCCATCAATCTGATTAAAATAAAGGCGTAATATCCTAATAAGATCTGTTGCGTATTTTTGATCGTACTCAACAGGCGGTACCGGTAGAGCAGGTGCAACAAAGTTCTTTTGTATATTGTTATCAACGCAGATAGTCATCGCTTGCCGTCCACGCGTGCATCTAGTCTAGGCACACCTAACTGCCAGTTAACCCCTAAGTCTTCAGAAGTAATCTTTAGCGCCAATTGACGGGCACGGGCTCGGATGAATACCTGATCCGTATAGGCATCCACAGAGGTTTCAATTACCGGCTTTGAGTCTGTTGTGCCGGTGCTTTGAAATCCAGATCCGGGAAAGTTTCTTGCACGCACCTGTAGAGTTACCTCTGGATTGTTGGCTGTTGAGTTAGAAAAATTAATATCCGGGATAATTCTTCGGGACAACATAAACTGCTCACCATCTCCAAGATCGAAGTCAGAAGACTGTATGTATGAGATCATTGGGGCGCCGTCCTCATCAAAGCCCTCTTCTTGGTTATAAAGGACACCGGTTTTGGTACCGCTAGGTGTATTAACAGACATTGGATATTCGCGTAGCGGACTATCTAACCAACCTGTGCGGTCAATATTGCCGTAGTACCAGATGCGCTCAAGGTAGTTATATATGACATAACGGTTGGGGTAAGCAGAACTAGCACTTGGGTACATCCACCAAACTTCATTCCAGCCCTCGTTTGTGCCAGAGATGATAGTGTCTACTTGGTTGTAGTTAATGTCCTGATACACAAACTGACGCAGGGTGCAAGGGAGCGTTTCGACACGCCCAGAATACGCGTAAAACTTATCGTGCCCCATCCAGTACGTGACGTTATTTACTGAGGCACAGGCTCGTGGGCTAATAATCGATATGTTGTCTGCTAGTTCTTGCAAGCCAAATACATCTGTGGTTCCAAGGAACTGGAAAGAATAAAGATGAGATTCGGTCCATACCAAGACCTCTTGGCGGGTTGGCAGGGCACGAACAATCCTTGATCCACGAGAAACCCTTATGTCTCCCGCCGAGTTAGTAGGTGCCGGAGTCCATTGTCCCGGATTGTCCTGATCAGACCACCTAATAAGAAGGGGGTCAAAATCATCCACATTAGTAGAGCCATAAGGCACACTCCCAAAACAGACAACATGCTGGTCGTTTTGCGATACAAGAACCTGCATTGCTTTGGTGGGCACTGCGTTGGGGTCATATCCATCTGCTGTAGCCTTTGTTGAAAGAAGAATTGCGTTGACCGCAAGAGCGGTTGAAGGGTTTGTTATAGTCCCTCGCTCCCAATAATAAATAGCGCCATCTCGAATGTTGGCGATTAAATCATTATCAAGGTTGTCATACCACCAATCTCTACCATCTAGGGCCACGGGGGTTGTGCCACCAAGACCCCATTCAAGACGGCCCCAAGGATCGGTGCCCCATCCATAACCAAAAGTACCACCGGGTTCACCAACATCAATTTGATACTTACCGATTGTTGAGGCACCACCGTTGCCAGAATCTGAAGCGTTAGCCGTTACTGGAACAACGATTGTGAAAGCATTAGCGTTAATTACCGTATCAATCTCAAACCCTATTTCGGCGTTTAGTACATCAGCGGTTACATTGCCACCTAAAGATGCGGCGCCAGTAAAATTTACGTAGTTCCCAACTTTGGCTGGGTTACTTGTATCTAGTACTGTAACTGTCGAAGACCCATTGGTTGCCGTAAATGTTATGTCCCCAGCAGCGGTTGTTTCCTGAAGTGGGGTAATATCATAGAAGTATCCACCGGCCTCTATATATAACTTTAAGTTTGTACCAACGGCTAATAAGTTATCTGTAAAAGACGTTACGTAATTAAATAATTGACGGCATGTACCAAGAAAAGTATTGGGAGTCTGCTTCAGCCAACCACCAATCTTTTGGGGGTACCCGGAAAGAAAGCGAATCTTGTCGCACTCATACCAGCCACCCTCGTTTGAGTAGTTGGTCTGGTCCCGGTTTACCCCGGGTTTAAATTTTAAAGGTATGAACGGCATATTTTCCTCAAGCCACAAGCCCCGGTAGATACACAGTTTTACCGTCTCGTTTGGTGGCAGTCAAGTTTTGCTTCTTAAGGTTAGCAGGGTCATAGGAAACATGCACCCAGCCCGAGTCCGGCACCCCGGGGGTATAGAACTCAAGGATTAACTGGGTGTAGGTCAGGTTGTCCATGATCCATGCGGCTAGGTCTGCGTTCGGGATGCCCGGGATTTCGATGTCCGCGGCTTGGCCTTTGCAATGATCGCTTGTTTTCGAGCCGCCGACCTTGGCATTGACTTCCGGGTGACGGAAGCCCGAGTTGACTTTGACCCCCGTTTTGAAATGCTCTCTAACAGGCTGAAGAACCTGTTCACATAGTCTTTTAAGATTTTCAATTTCAGTCTCCCCCGGAGTATTGTCCATATC